GAAAGCCACCGCGAACAAGGAAATTTTGCGCAAACCGAAAGGTGGCAACGTATACATTCGCCGGGACGCACTTGGTCGCCGCCGTCGTCACGTAGCCTCGGCGCCGGGCGAAACGCATGCTAACATGACTGGCGCCGCGCGTCGGTCAATAGGTTGGCAAGTGAATGGATCAGATTCGTTAACGTTCGGTTATGGCGTGGACCCACGCGGACCCGCGCCCGAATATGCGGAATTTTTGGAATTTGGTACAAGTAAAATGGCTGCGCGTCCCTCGTTGCAAAACGCAATGTCGGATGTTGAGCGAAACGCGGAAGTATATTTCCGGGAAGCTTGGCGAGACGTGATGCCGTTCGAGCGTTTATGACATGAAATCAAACGATATTGTTCAACATTTGGCATTGAAACTGCCTGAATTAACTGACAAATTTACGACTAATTTATCGGTGATTAGTATCACGCGGTCAGGAACTACCGTCACTGCGCAAACATCGGCCGCGCATAACCTCGCAGTCGGCGCACAAGTGAATATTCAAGGCGCAAAAACACCGTTGACCGTTGCCAGTTTGACGCGCGCGGGAACTGTAGGGACGTTAGTTACTGATAACAATCATGATTTAACAGAAGGTTATAGCACACGAGTCGAACTTACCGGCGCCGCCGAAGCGGAATTTGTAGGGACGTTTACTATTCTTACCGTATCGAACCGTAAAACCGTCACGTTCACAATGGTCGATGCGGGTCCGACCGTTGCGACCGGTTCTCCGTTATTGTTAAATGGGTCAAGCGCTTATCAGTCTTACAATGGATTATACGCAGTGACAACAACGCCCGCGTCCGACACATTTACTTATGAAATCGCTAATTCGACAATCTACACACCGGCGGCGGGTACAATAACGGCTCGCATGAAACCTCGGATTAGTGCGGCTGTCGATCCGCGGCGACTGGTCGAGGCGTACACGAAACAAAATGACGCGGCGGACTTATGGGCATTCGTCGTGATTGGTGACGTATCCGCCAGCAAAAGCCGGGAAATTCAATCGGATGCAACAGCGAATATTCAACGAAGTAACACATTCAGGCAACAATGCGTTTTCCCATTCAGTGTGTTTGTTTTCTTCCCAACGTCGCATCAAATCCATGCCCGACAAGCGCGGGACGACGCGGAAGATTTGTTCCCGTTACTGTGTCAATCCCTCTTATTTAAAAAATTCGATTCGTATTTGTACCGGGGCGCACAAAATCCGGTTGTATTTGTCGATCATGGGTTTTTTGCATACAATAAAGCGCATTATGTCCATGTATTTAATTTTGAAACCGTGGCCGATCTTACTTTTAATGATACAATCGGGTATGATGTAGATGTCGCGTTCCGCGATATTGACACTAATATAAACTTAGGTCATGGTACAGGTGTGGAAGTTTTGACGGCAAATATTAACCTAGACGACGTCCCCTTATGAAAATTAAACTTTTAGCGAATTTACCGGGACATAACGTCGGAAAAATTGTCGAAGTGCCGGCAAAAGATGGCATTCTACTTGATGTATATTGGCGTCGCCGCCTTAGCGACGGTGAAATTGAAATTGTAAAACCTCAACGGAGTAAGACAAATGGGCAGCATCGTCGCACAACCTAATGTGTCCATCAGTATTGTTAATGCAAGTCAAGCGGTCGGTAACACTGCGCAAAAAATACTGTTTATAGGGCAAAAAACTGCCGCCGGTAGCGCGGTGTCTGGCGCGCTGGTTGAGAATATTTTGAACGATAATTCCGAGGATACTTACTTCGGGCAAAATTCCATGCTTGCCGGTATGATTCGCGCCGCGAAAAAGGAAAACAAAGTAACGATAATGGATGCGATCGGGCTTAGTGATGCTGGCGCAGGTGCCGCCGCAACAGGCGCCGTGACCGTTGTCGGTACAGCAACCGAAGCCGGATCACTCGAAGTTGTTATCGGCTCGGAGAAAAACCATAAATATACGATTGCGGTTGCGAGTGGCGACACGGCAACCGTTGTCGGCGACGCGATCGAAGCGGCAATACTTGCCGACCTTGATTGTCCCGTGACCCCCGTTAACACGGCGGGTGCTGTTGCTATGACCGCCGACAATAAGGGCACGCTAGGGAACGACATCGGTTTAAGTATTTCCGGTACTGTTGGCGGTTTAACGCATAGCGTAACAGGCATGTCGGGCGGTGCAACCGATCCTACTTTGACCGCCGTTTTCGACGCTATCGGTGACAAACGTTACCAAACTATTGTATGGCCCTATGCCGCCGCAACCAGTGCTTTGACCACCTTACTTGATGCCCGTTTCAATGTGAGTAATAAAGTACTCGACGGCGTCGGTATTACATGCATTCGCGACAGTTTGGCGAATCATTTGACCGCAACCGGCGCTTTGAACTCCGAATCCCTCGTGTATTTTTGTGACAAAACGGAGTCCGAAACATCCTACGCCGGACCGGCGCAAATGGAATTATCACCGGTCAAGTCGTCCATTTTCGGCGCTGTACGCGCCCTGCGGCTCACTGACGGGGCTAGTATCAGTCAATATGTCATTACAACTAACGGCCCTCTTGATTCCTACGGAGGCGCAGCGTTGGCGAGTAAGCCATATTTCAACACCGCATTTGACAATTTGCCGTTGATTGGCACCGGGCGCGGTTGGAACGACACCGAAATCGAACAATTACACGATTCGGGCGGGTCCGTCATTGGTCAGAATACCGCCGGAAACGGTGCGATTGCGGGCGAAGTCGTTACCACGTATAAAACCGACAGCGCCGGAAATGCTGATATTAGCTTCAAATATTTGAACTATGTCGACACGGCGAGCGGTGCCCGCGAATATTTTTTCAACAACCTGAAATCGCGTTTTGCTCAATCGCGACTAACCGCCGGCGACGTGTTGAAAGGTCGCGACATGGCGAACGATTTGACAATCATCGCCTATTGCGAAAAACTCTACCAAGACTTATCAGGCACCGATTACGTTTTGTTGCAGGCGGGCGAGGATGCAATCAAGTTTTTTAAACAAAATATCAGTGTCACACTCGATTTGTCGACCGGTAAAGCGACCATACAAATGACGGTCCCGCTTGTAACACAGTTGCGACAAATTGTTGCGACAATGAAAATTGCCTTTAGTACGGAGGGTTAATAAATGGCTGTCCAATTAGCTGACGCAACGGTGATGGTGAATAATAGCGCCGTTGCCATAATTCCGAACAGTTTGGTTTTCACCGAAGGTTTGGGCGAACAGAGTATCCGTGCGGCTTCGGCTGGCGGCGGTTCGGTTGAGCAAATTTATTCAAACAATATTGAATCTAATTTCTCAATGGTTCGTTTCGATATCCCGGCAACCGTCGAGAACATCGAAAATGCCAAGGATTGGAAACGCAACAAGAATCAAAACCTTGTGCAAATCATGGGGCGAACCCCGGAAGGTAAAGTCAGCCGGTCATTTTCGCAAGCGGCATTACTTACCGATTACGAGGTTGCGCTAGGTTCTGAAACTAATATAACAATCGAATTCAAATCGAACCCGGCAATTTAATTTTAACAGCGGTAACAGGTGGCTACTATGAAAAAAGACTTTGACTATGAGTTGTCAAGCTCGTTCGAATATGCGTGCAAGGGTGAAATTGCGGAAGCGACTTTCATTACATTTCACGCGCCGACATCCCGCAACATGCAACAATGCGCGATGTTGAAGCAATCATTTTACCGGGCGCTGTCCGAGCAACAGGAGAAAGCGAGCGACCCGACGGGTGAAACTGTTGAAGATAAAGGCGATAAAGTCATCAACGGCGCCGAAATCATGGATTTGATTATGATTTCGAAGGATGTAGAACTCGTTAACGTACTGATTGCAGGAAAGGAATTGTTCGCTAGTAAAGGCGTTGCGATGGTTGACGGCGAGACGCCGTTGACAAAACCGCTTGTTGACAATATGAGTCAAGACGATTTGGAAAAAGCGCTCGGAGAATACCTGGCAAATTTTATCCTTGCCTCTTTCTTGCAGAAAATGAACAAGAAATAATCGAGGTTATTTTAGATATTGTCCAGGTATTTGAAGGGGGTATCGGTTACGGTGATTTGCGGTCGATGCCTTTAACCGAACTCAAGCAAGTACACGACAGGGCGGTTAAAATAAACGATAAACGCAAGATTGAGGCGCTAAAATGGCAAACACGGTAAGTTTTGTTTATGTTTTGAAAGACAAATTTTCCCGTGTTGGTCGTCACATTGGCGACACGACCGACCGTTTACGCAATAAATTTAAAGGGCTCGGCGATACTCTTAAGGAATCGGGTCGCAGGGTCAATCACGGTTCGGGACTGATAGCTGGCGGTTTCAAACGCATGATTGCGGCCGCAGCGGGTTTTTTCGCATTAAAAAACTTTGTCGATATCGGGGCAAAATTTCAAGATTCTTTAATGGACCTATCAGCAATTACCGGGGCCGCCGGTAAAGATTTACAATTCCTATCCGATGAATCATTGCGTCTAGCGAAAAGTAGCCGCACCGCACAAGACGAGGTCGCAACCGCATTTAAGATCGTTGCTTCCGCGAAATCCGAATTACTCAAAGACCCGAAGGGGCTTTCTAAAGTCACCGAACAAGTTTTGTTATTGAAAAACGCAACCGGGATGGACCTTGCCAGCGCTGCGAAAGTCGCAACCGAATCTCTCAATCAATTCAATGCGGGCGCCGATCAGGCCGGGCGATTCGTCAATGTGCTTGCCGCCGGTTCGAAAATTGGTGCATCCGAAGTAAACGAAACGGGCGTCGCGGTTGTTAAATCGGGCGTCGCGGCCCGTGCTGCCGGTTTAAGTTTCGAACAATTAAACGGTGCAATTCAAGTTCTTGCAAAAAGCGGTATAAAAGCCGAAGTCGCCGGCACAGGTTTGAAAACAACATTATTGAAACTTGAAACAAGCGGGATCAAACGCATTACACCGTCCGTTGTTGGTTTTAGTGCCGCCCTGGACAACTTGGCGAAAATGCACCTTACAACCAAAAAAATGAAAATGTTATTCGGCGAAGAGGCTTACAACGTCGGGTCAATCTTGATCGAAAATCGAAAACTTGTCGGTGATTGGACGAAAGAAATTACAGGAACCAACATTGCGAATGAGCAAGCCGCCGCGCGCATGTCGACTTTTAATTCGAAATTAAAAGGTATGTGGATAATAATTAAAGACAAATTAATCAAGATGTTTTTGCGGCTCGAACCGATTATTTCTAAAAATGTTGAACGGTTCGGCGCGTGGATTGATGGGCTCGACGATAGTCGTGTAACAGCATTCGCTGATACGCTGGCAAAAATAGCAAGTGTTGCATCAACTGTTGCGGGTTGGTTCGGTGAAATTTTTAGTTTATTGGATAAAATTGGTACGAAAATGGGTGAAGTTGCCGCACAAGTAAGCCTCGGCGAATGGGGTAATTTATCACAACAAGTATTTAAAGCGTCCGATTCTATTGTCGGAACCGGAAAGGATATCGGAGTCGATTTATATAACAGCGCGTTATCGACATTCCAATCGATCGGAAATCTGTTCGGTGGCGAAGATAAAAAAGGGCTCGCCGGCAAAATCAACCCGCAAGGGCAATCATCAAAAACCGATGTGAATGTGAATTTACGAGCCCCGGCGAACGCGATAGAATCAATTAAATCGAAAACAAGCGGCCATGTGTCAGGGTTGAACGTGGGCGTTAACATGGCAACCGCACAATGAGTTTACCGGAAGATTTACACCCCGCATCATATAAGGGCGCGTCGTTTCTCGTGACATCGTCAAGGGTTAACGGTGGGCGCAAGGACGTCAAACATTCTTTTCCGAATTCTGATCGCCAATATATCGAAGATTTAGGGCTGTCCCCTCGCGTATTCGCGTTGACCGCATTTATTTCTGCAGGTTCCGACGGTGAAGATTATCTACCGAACCGAAATCAATTGATTAGGGTATTGGAAGAGGGAGGCACAGGGAAACTTGTTCACCCCCTGTATGGTGATCTAAACAATATTGTCGCCCGTAGTTTTACTGTAATCGAAGATTTCGGCGCAATAGGTGAATGTCGGTTCGAGATAACCTTCGAGGTTTCCGACGTTGACGGCGAACCTGTGCAGGCCGAAAACACACTGAGCGAGATTAGCGAGAAAGCAACGGCGCTCAACACAGCAATAAACACTGATATTGCTAGTAATTTTTCAGTAACTAACAAGTTCGCGAATAGTTTCACCGATGCCGTGAGTAAAGTTAACGGCGCTATCAATGCGATTAAAGACAAAGCGGCAGTTATTCAAGGTGTTGCGGATCAAATCGACTCGTTTACTTACCAAATTAACGACACGTTAGCGAACGTCACTTCCCTTGTGCAAATTCCGCAAAACCTAGCGGATAGTTTCAGTAATATTTTTACCTCGCTCGGCAATTTATGGCCGACGGTGCGGGCTACCTTTGACGCAATAGTCGGTCTGTTTCCGTTCGGTGACGATGATATCGTCCGGGAAGAAACAACCCCGTCGCGCATTGAACGTAATCATAATGACGCCTTGATAAACTCAGCGGTTCAAGGGCTTGCGTTAAGTACCGCTTATGTTAATGCAGCGCAAATAAGTTTCGAAACAGTTGCGGAAATTGAAAGTATATCGGACCAACTCGACGCGCAATTCCGGAAACTTGTTGCCGCCGACGGGTTCAGCACGGATACCAGGGATGCGTTAATCGATTTACGTGTCCAAACGCAGGCATTTTTCGAAGCGCAAAAACTTAATGCGCGACAAATTATTGATATTAAAACGAATCTTACATCGGCTCGTTTACTGGCTTATCAATACTATGGCGATTCAACCGACGGCGAAACGTTGGCCGACCTCAATTCGCATAAGGACGACCCGACATTCCTTGACGGAAATATTCAGGTTTTCTCGTCATGACCATGTGGCTTGAGGTAAACGGGATCGCTTATCGGGATTTCAGGTCGGCGACAGTCACGGTTAGGTTAGACGCCCTTTCCAATACGTTTTCGTTTGAGACTACCGGAAAGCCGTTTCAAGGCGGCGAAACGTGCCGGGTGATCGTCGACAGCGTCCCCGTCATGACCGGCTGGATCGAGCGTATAAACGGCACATATAGCGATATTGACCACACGATCACGGTTGAGGGACGCGACAAAACAGGTGACCTCGTCGATTCGAGTATTGGCACCTTGTCCGATATCAATAACCCCGTTTCACTTAAACAAGTTATTGAGAAAGTGTTAAAACATATTGGTTTAAATATCTCTGTCGTCGATAACGCAAACCCGAAACGTTTCGGCGAACTCGATTACATTAACGCGCCCGAACCCGGCGACAACGCGTTTTCATTCCTGGAACCGCTCGCCCGGAATCGACACGTGCTTTTGACATCCGACGGCGACGGGAACATCGTTATTGAGAAAACGCCCGGAATCGACACGGGGGCAAAATTACAAAATATACTCGGCGCTAGCGACAACAACGTTAAAAGCGCGAGTTTTTCCTACGATCGAACCGGTCGATTTAACAAATACATTTTTGATTCGAGTTTGTCCCCGGTCGCCGTGAATAAGGCCGGTAAAGTTAATTTAAACAACATCATACATCAACGCGGGCAAGTCACCGACACGGAAATCCGCCAAGGTCGTCAGATGGCCGTTGTTGCCGAAGCGTCATTTTCAAATGTGAGTGACGACGATCGGGCAATGTGGGAAGCTAACATACGCAAAACCCGTGCTCGCGTTTATAGCGCCGTGGTACAAGGGTTCAGCCATGCGGGCGGCGTGTGGACTCCGAACCAACTTGTAAACGTTGTCGATGATTTCGCAGGTATAAACGCGAAAATGTTAATCAATTCAGTTACTTATAACTTAGATGACACCGAAGGCGGAACGACGACGATTAGTTGCGTTAGTAAAAATGCGTATTCGTTGACGTTAGATGACCCGGATGCGCAGGAATTGGGGGACGGGCTTTGATTAGTCGGCTAAAAAATTTAATTCGTTGGGCAAAAATCGGTAAATCAGGAACCGACGACAAGCAGTTCCCTGTCCAGCAAGTGACTTACCTTGGAAAAACCGGCAATGCGATGATGGTTTTTCCATTCGGGTATCACGCCAATTTGACCCCGGATGCACTCGGGTTACTGTTCTCGATCGCAGGCAACGAAGAAAACCGAGCGTTTATCGGCGCAACCCCGCAAAATCGTCCGCAACTAGCAGCCGGGGAGGTCGTCGTGTATCATCCCGATAGTGGTTCACAAGTTTTGTTTAAGGCGTCCGGCGATATTGAAGTTACGACGGCAACAAATGTCAAAGTTACCGCGGGGCAATCCGTGACGATTGATTCGCCGCAAGCGACATTTACAGGTGACGTACAAATTGACGGGGCGCTGAATGTGACGGGCGCCGGCAGTATCGGCGGCAAGGATTTCGCGACACATGTTCACGTGGGTTCACCGACGGCCCCGACAGGTCCGCAAACTAATACCGGCGGTGTTGTATGACGACGAAATATGATGTGATTCTCGATTCGAATTACGATATACAAATCGCATCGAACGGTGATATTTTAACCGAGGATTTTTTCGACACGGCGATTTTAATGTCGATATTTTGCGAGCGCCGGGCGGAACCGTCCGAAGTTCCACAATCTGAACGCCGTCGCGGTTGGATCGGAAACGAATCAACACCCGGTTTCGAAATCGGTTCGAAATTGTGGTTATATGAGCAAGCAAGGGCTAAACGATCCGTACTGTTAGGGATTGAGTCGGCGTTCGAGGATGGTTTGCAATGGATGATTGACGATAAAATTTTGAAATCGTTGAAAATAAAAGCAACATTGACCGACGGCGATATTATAGTCGAAGCAACCCTCGAACATTATTCGTCGCGAGTCGATAAACGTTACTATAACTTGTGGAGCAATAGCGGTGTCACTTAATTTGCCTGATTCAGCGGTCGAGGTCGACCAGCGCGCACGGACCGATGTTCAACGCCAGTTGCCGCAATCAAACCCGTTTTTAAAAAATTCATGGCTCGGCGCGTTGATTACGGGTTATGCAAACCGGGTTTTTGATTTCTATTTACAGTTGAAAGAGGCGATAAAACAATCGTTTCCCGATACTGCGACTGGCGACAGCTTGGAAGAGTGGGCGGCGATATGGGGTCGCAATCGTCTGGCGGCTACGGTGGCCGATGGCAATGTGGTTGCGACCGGTGTTGCCGCTTCGGTTATTCCTACAGGGACCGTATACACCGACAGTGACGGTAATCTATATGATTCGGTGAGCGATGCGACTATTGCCCTTTCGTCAATGACAATCGTGTCCATTACCCGTGTCGGCGCAACGGCGACAGCAACAACGCTCAATAATCATAATTTGGCATCAAATGTCCCCGTTACAATAACCGGTGCCGTCGAAACAGAATATAATATCATCGATGGTGATATACAAGTCACAGGATTGAAAACGTTTACTTATCAGGTGACTGGAACGCCAGCAACGCCGGCAACCGGAACGATCACCGGATCGCATACATCGGCCGTTGTTCCCGTGCAAAGTGAAGGATTCGGAGAAATTCAAAACCAAATTTTAGACGCTGTACTAAGTTTACAATCCCCGATTGTGGGCGTCGATGACGATGCGAATGTTGATTTCAACGAAATTTCCGGCGGTACTGACCAAGAGACCGACACCGAATTGCAATCGCGACTCGTTGAACGAATTCAAAACCCTGTTGCTCATTTTTCAGAATCGGAGATTGTAAGTAAAGCGAAGGAAATCAACGGGGTAACAAGAGTATTTGTGCAACCCATAACCCCGGAAGTCGGGGCGGTTACTATTTATTTTTTACGTGACCAAGACGCCGACCCGATCCCTACAGGTTCGCAAATAACGGAAGTTAAAAATAAAATACTGGAAATCACGCCGGCGAATACCGACCCCGACGACGTAATCGTTGCGGCACCGTCACCGGTAAATGTGGATTTCACCTTCGCTAGTATTTCACCGAACACGGTTTCGATGAAAACGGCAGTGACCGCTAGTTTGCAACAGTTTTTTGATGAAAATACATCCGTCGGTGTTAATATAGACAAGGATAGTTACAGGGCTGCGATTTTCAACACTGTCGACGTATCGACGGGTCAAGTCATGGAATCATTTGAATTAACGTTCCCGACGGGCGACATCGCTATCACATCAAATCAGATCGGTGTTTTGAATAATGTCACGTATCCTTAGAACTCGGGATGAACACGCGCAAAGCTTGGCGAACTATTTGCCGGGCGGTCGTTTATTCAAACAAAAAAATATAAACAATAGTAATTTCAGAAAGTTATTGCGCGGGATTGCGGGCGAACTATTCACCGCCGACGGGTATTTACGCACTTATCGCCGCGAAATTATACCTAGTCAAACGGTTGCGTTCATTGATGAATGGGAACGCGCTCTCGGGATTCCCGACGATTGTTTCGCAGGTAATGGATCGTTAACAGAACGTCGCCGGGATGTTGTTATAAAATTAGCATCGCTCGGGGTTCAGACCGCCGATGATTTCGAATATGTGGCGTCATTGCTCGGCGTAACTGCTACAGTCAGTAGTGCGAAAGGAACGTTTACGCCAGATTATTTTCCGATGACATTCCCTTTTATTTTAGGAGGGTTGGCAACAAAAGCTGAACGATTTACTATTTTAGTAAAATTTACGGTATTCGACCCTAGTCGTTTTCCGATTACATTCCCTTATGTGTTCGGAAATAGTATCATTACAGTATTACAATGCTTATTTGAACGCCTTAAGCCGGCAAATTGTGACATTATTTTCCAAGAGGTTTAACTAGTGCAAACTTTAAACAATAAAGTTACGGGCAGTGCATTGACAGCCGCCGAGTTTAACGAAATCCCGACCGAACTGCAAAACATTATTGAGGCATTGGGTCAAACTCTAACAAGTTCCGACCTCAACCAGTTAGGTAAAGCTATTGCAGGTTATGTCGCAAACGGTGCAGCATTCCTTGATTCAGGTAGCGCTGACACTTATGTGTTATCGGCGATCGGTTCGAAACAAGCGCCGCCAGGGTACACTAATAAAATGCGGGCTCGATTTATTGCAGCAAATACAAACACGGGTGCGAGTACGGTAAACATTGCCAGTTTAGGCGTTAAATCAATTAAAGATTTTGCAGGGAATGCACTAACCGCTGGCGTAATTGATATTTATCAACCTAACATTATCGAATATGATTCAACCGGCGGTTATTTCCGGTTGATTCCTCAGTCAACACAAGAGGTTACGAATCTTGCTGTTTTGAAAAGTCTTACCGGGTTTAGTTCGCGCACGATTTACATGCGATCCCGTGTCGCAAATGGCGACGGCGGCGGCGGCAATTTTTATTGGGATAGTTCAAATTTATCGACGGCTGTTACGAATGACCCGCAATCGGGAATTTATGTTCCGCCAAATTCTGACACGACAGGTGCGTCGGGTGCGTGGGTTCGTACACATGACGGAACGATTGATGTAAAATGGTTTGGTGCCGTTGGTAACGGAATTGCAGACGATACTACACCGTCGCAAAAAACGCTTGATTTTGGGTCAATTTATAAACTCGCGGTTTTCTTTTCGCCCGGAAATTATAAAATAACGTCGCCATTATATATCGACACAACTAGCGGGGTAATTTTTGGTGCCGGTCGAGGCGGTGCAACAAAAATTACCAAATCAACAAACACGATGGGTTCAGGAACGCGGGCGGCTAGGTCTAGCACCGTAACTGATAGTTATGTTGTCGATTCTATTTTATCAATTCGCGCTGGCGATAATACTTATTCATATAATGTTGTTATTCGCGATATTGATTTAATCAGTTCCGCCGCTTCAACGGTTGATTACGCAATATATGCCCCCCGCACGGCGCGTTGTGACATCAAGAATATTTATACTCAAAATTGTGATTTCGGATTCTATACTTTTGATTCATGGCAAACAACAATTGACGGACTATCGAGCGATACTTGTATTTCTGTCTTGAAATGGGCTGACGACGGTAGCGCGTCGGCAACTGGAACATCATTAACCGCGTCAAGGGTTTATGCAAACGGTTGTGCGATCGGTTTCGATTTATATGGTTTACAATATTCAACATTCAATTCGTGTGCGTCCGATCATGCAACAAATATAGCTTATAAAATAAGTACAAGCACAGGGTTGACTTTCAATTCATGTGGCGCCGAAGATGTCCAAGGCGGAACCGTGCTGAATGTCGCATCGTCGAAAGCAACGTTTAATTCATTCCAGGCATACAATATCACCGGTGTCAACACAAAAGCCGCATTGCAGTTTGACGGAAGTTCAACCGATATTATTCTAAATACTTGTAATTTCCCTGATTTTTCATCGATCACGGGTACCGATTATAATATGCTGGTACAAAATGCCGCCATAGTTACTATGTTTAATACGACTATCCCAACAAACGGCAATACATTTAGTTCGTATTCGAGTAACGCGGTGTTATTTAATCATTCGAACGGTATAGTATCAAGAACCGATTCGACAGGCGCATTACCTTACATGCAACGTTTCACCGAACAAACACCATCACTCGGTGCAAGTTGGACGACCGTTACCGGCCGCGAGGTCACATATTGGCGCGATGGTGAAAACATTGCTTTTGACGGCGCGGTGACAGGCGGAACGACTACGGATGCAACCGTATTATGGACATTACCTTCCGGTTATCGTCCAACAAAAGAACAGTGGCGGACAACTACTTTTTTTAATGGTTCCGTATATGCAGACTGTAGAATTCGTATACAAACAAGCGGTGTTGTTCAAATATATGGTGTAACAGCGAACAATGAATTAACACTCGGCGGGATTGTTTTCAAATCACCTAGTTAATTTTTAATTGATTTATCGCGAAGGGTGCGCGCATTGAGGTATTTACAATGTTAAATGAAATATTGCTGGCAACAACAGGATTTTGTATAACATCATTACTCGGTGTTTTAACATGGATAGCTAAAAACACAATGAATGATGTCCGTTCGATTAAAAAAACCGTTGCGGATATGGGAACCCAACAGGCAACAATGACTGAACACCAAAAAAATATCGATTTGCGCGTTAATGAACTCGAAATTGAAAACCGCGAGTATTGGCAGGAATTTACAAAATTTAAAAATGACGCATATATCCATTGGCAGAATAAAAAATTAAATTAAGCGCCGCGAGCAATATCACTCCAATCATGACCGATGATATTGATTAGCGAGCGTTTACCGTTAGCATAAATTACGCAATGCGTATGTAACCACGAGGACGGGCCGAGCGCGTAATCCGGATCGTAAACGCCCGATGTACCGACCCCATAAGCCCCGTGGAAAATGCCGCCCTTGTGGTCATGTCCTTTTATAGATTTAACACCCAATTTGCTAAATGCTGCCAGTGATCCGCCGCGGGCACCGTTGGCACCTAAATGCCCGTGCATGTCGATCGCAATGTCCATAATGCTGTAATTGTCCCTTGGTCCGAGGAACCGGAAACGCTCAGGATGTTTTAACAATCGCTTACCCCAATACGCGAACGGGTCCACATGTTCGGGGCGTGCGCCGTTCATCCGTGTAGACTTAACCATTGCGAGCGCGGTTTCTAGATAAATTTCAGCGTTCAGAGGGTCGAGGCGCCAGTCCGTTTCCCGAATCCATCGGGCGAACGCTTCGGGATGGTTTGACCAAGGGAATATCGACACGCGATCGCCGGCGAGCTGTTCAATTTCCCGGAACGTTTGTTCTACTTCGGCGCGCACGTCATCCGAACGGGCTCGATGTTTTGCTAGGTTTGTGAATGGGTTCCCTCGGTGCCAATGGTTGCGGCTGTAAAAATCCAGGGCGTCATGCCACACGAGTTTTTTAGGGCGCAGTACGTTGACTATTGAATTATCATTCGTGAACGTAGCGCGGACGACGTTACGGCTAACGTGTACCCCGTGCCAATCGCCAAGCACAAGCCCGGCGGCGTCATCGGCGTAATAGGTGCCGTCCGGGGTGAATTCGTAAATTAAATCGATAAAACTCCCATCATCACATGCGTTCAATTGCCGCATATGAAAAGCGTTGCCTTTGACTTCCACAATTAGCGCGCCGTAAGAGTGATGAAATTCACCCTTTTTACCCGCTTTTGAATCCGTGTAATTCGGTTGCGTCACCGCGCCGGTCGTTGCAATGATTTTCGGATAACTCCCAGTGACGACCGGCACCGTTGATAATGCAATTTTTGTGTGCCCGAATATTGCCGATTTGTCACGGCTGATTGATTCGAAGCCGCTCAAAGGGTTAACCGCCGTCGGTTGCGTTTTAATATCCCCCATAATCACAAGGTTATCGTTGATCACGGTTCGGGACGCGTTCAGGTGCGGGACAATATCGGAAATCCACCAATCTTGATCACGATCGGTAAAAGTGCTTGTCGGGTTTTTATACCGGGTCGGAATTGCAATCAACTCGGCGTCGTAAAAGTCGCGACAATGTAAAAGAGATTTAAAAAACGGCTCGAAAAGCGGGGTCGCGTTTTGTGCGGTAGTAACTATGTAAACTTTTGATTTCTTAACTGGTTTATAGATATCGACAGGGATTTTATATTGTTCAATTTTAGTGTTTAAATCGTAAATCGACATATTAAGCATTTCGGCCGCTTTGCGTTTAGCTCCTTCGCTTTTAGCGAGGGCCGTTTCGATTCGACCCGGTTCGCTTTTATCAGGTGCCGCGCTAGCATTCGTGAATTCGCTTGCAGTCGTGCGCAGTTTGCAAACTTTGCATCGGTATCGTTGCCGGCCGGATGCGGTGCGACCGTTTTTTGTCATCGGTTGCCCGCAGTGCGTCGGGTTACTACTCATAAAACTACCTCACGAATTCATCGAATATAACCTCGCTATCCTTAGCACGTAAAAAACCCCATTTATTGCCCGCTTTTTGCGGACCCCTTAAAAATAGAGTATGCAAGTTTGGTGATATTTTTGCAATTCGATGAAAACACCCGCCGGAAATGAAATTAAACTTGCCAATGCGACGGTGTTCGAGTGACCGCGTCAATTTCTGTTCGATATAATGACCGATCAAAACGAACGATGCGGCAAACAACCAGGGGTGATTATGTAAGTCACGATCATTGTCGGCACGATGAAACTCGTGTAAATACAACCCAAAAAATCGATTACTGAAAATATAATACCGCGTTAAATACGGATCGCCGTCGAACTGTATCGTTTGCGATCTGAAATGTTTTTTAATAAAATCAATCATGTAATGGCCTCACTAGTTTTTCAGCTTCCGCGATGTAATATTCATAATTCAAATTGTCTCGGGTTGCGTGATGAATATCGTTGCACGGTGTAACCTTCCAACCCGTATTGATTCCGATTCGGCGTGTCGGTCCCTCGCGTCGCGCACGGCTGACATAAATAAAACCTAGTTTCTCCAAACGATCGGCCGCGGCTTTCGTTGGCACAAAATATTGTCCGTTATCAATGAAGTAATAAACATCCTGTTTTTGCAACCACATTTCGGCCTTTTCATGATCACCGTTGCCGCCGTACACATAAAAATCTTTCCATGCTGGCGGCATTATTTTGACAATAGGAAAACCGTCGGTCGATATGTAATATCGCGTTATATTTTGCAACGGTAAATCGCCCCATGATTCCGTGTGCCACACGAGTTTTGACGCTTTCGGAACTTTTGTTCGCAACATAAAATCATAAATGTCGTCATGGTTGACTATAAATTCACGGATTGATTCGCCACGCACGAGGGCAGCTTCCGCCGCTTTTTGAATGACTAACCCCCCGTGATCTTTATGCCAGGGGATTTCGGATGTTCCGGGGTTATCTATATTTGTTTCGTGACAATACGCACCCTTACGTTTTAATGACCCGTTGAGTTTTTCAGCAATATAATTGTTTACGTCGCGAATAAACATCCGAGAATATTCAACGCTTTCAAGTTCTAATCCTGTTATCGATTCCCACACGGCGCAAATACTCGTGACCATGTGTTTTTGATCGTGCGGGACTTTGATTGTTAACCCGTCAGTGTTAGCCTGAATCAACGTTAAACCTTTAATTGTCATCAAATATTCGGCGAGCATACATAATAATAGTTGACCGTTGATGGTAATAGTCATTGTATATTGTGGATCGTAAAATGGGCTATAAACGCTATTACTGTCGCCGTAAGTTCCGTTCAATGCGAGTTTAAACGTTTGATTTAACGGGGTTCCCTTCGCATATTCTTTACGTCTAATAAAAACCTCTTCGTAAATTCGGCAAAATAATTCGCCTAAGTGTGCGGGATGCGCTTTGTTTACTATACCGATTTTAGGATAGAACGACGTGACATCGACATCGACGATCGCGAATTGTTCGTCCGCGGAAACGATACACGATTCAACGGACCCATGCAAACCGCCGGTGCCGAAATCAAATTTAAAACCATTTACCGTACAACTCAAATCCTTAAAAACACCCTTTGTTTCCGTAATTCGTTGCGTCGCTAACCATTGTTTAATGCGCTCAAATTCTGGTGTAAAAAACTGAATATAAGGAAAAATAACATCGCTCAAATTGATGAACGGTCGGTGTGTTTGTCGGGGCTCACGTCGCCCATTCTCGCGGGTGTAACAAGTACCCGGCGCCGCCTCTTCGAGCTTCATGATCAAATAATCCTTACCGATTTTTGTATCGTTATGGTTCATAAAATCATGATTGAATTCGGCGGTTAGCTTTTCGCGCAGGTCGATTGCTTCCAGTGATTCAAGGTAAAATTGTTCGGTTGATTCCACATCGTCGTTTAAGTTGTAGTCAATCAATGTGTCGATTTGATCGGGTTCAAGAAATGTTCCCGGCGGGAACGGTAGTTCACGAACCTTATCGCGGCGCATGTTAAACTCTAACATTTTCAAACTTGTTGCGCGCGACACATTGTCGAAATGATGAATTTTATATAAGTCAATTTGTTCGATATAACGATCGTCGGACCAAACCATTAAATCGAATTTTTCATCCTTACTTGCGAAAATTAATTCGCAATTTTTTTGATAAATTTCATAAGGTGTGATAGTTCCCGGATATCGATTAATAATTGAATGTAGTAACGGGTAATCATACCCGAGATTGTTAAAACCAACCATGCGTGAATTTGTACGATGTAGTGATCCGAGAAATTCCATCATTTTATCCACATCGTTGCGACGGTAGCTAATTTCGAAAACCCATTGTTTGCCCGTGACCACATGTTTCGATGCACATGTGAAAACGTTCGGATAACTTTCTAAGTCATAGATATAATCGCGTGGATTAGGTGAAAACGGCATATTCGGAACGCTCCACAATAACGGTTTTTGTTTCTCGGTGGGTGAAGTATGGGCGGCAATTTCGAATCGTGGCAATACATCCAGTAACCGCAATCCCGCTAGTCAATTGTTCGTAATTATAGGGCAACCATTCTGACACACCGGATTTTTTAATCGCTAAAATATCGATTGCAATTCGTGTTCTATCTAGCATGGATCACCTATAAAAAACCCCGTCGCCCGCACTGTCAACAGGCGACGGGTAAATCAGTCAATAATCTAGGGGAGGTTGATTATTGACCATTAACGAAACCGGGAACGGGGAGGGCGCCCGGATTCGTGTTCAACATATAACCTTCGGCCAACATGCGTTCGTCGGTCCAACCGGCTTGTTTCATTTGCTCATAGGTCGCGCCGCCGCATTTCGCAGTCATTTGATGCGCAACAGCGGCCCCCGGCAACCCTGCGGGCATACCTGGTGCAACAGCGGCCCCCGGCAACCCTGCGGGCATACCCGGTGCAACAGCGGCCCCCGGCAACCCTGCGGGCATACCCGGTGCAACAGCGGCCCCCGGCAACCCT